AACGCCTAGTCTCTATACCAATACACAGACGTTCTATGCTCCAACAGTAACAACTGGTTCAGTTGATTTAACACCTGATCTGTTTACCAATACACAGACTTTTTACGCCCCGATAGTCAGCCAAGTAGCTCCTAGTCAGGGGCTAACTCAAAACGCTAGATACGATAACAGTCAGTCATTTTATGAACCAACAGTAAGCACTGCGATAACGCTAACTGCTGATTTATTCACCAATACACAGACCTTCTATACGCCTACTGTAAGTGCTGGCGCAGTGGGTTTAACTGCTGACAGGTACGACAACAGTCAGACTTTCTATACGTCTACTGTAAGCGTCATACTCAACTTAACACTTGAGCCAGAGCTTTTAACGAACACTCAAGTCTTCTATTCTCCAACGGTAGATAGAGAAGTTCTGATTGACATGCAAGTGTCATGGGTTGAGTTCGATGTGTACAGTGAAGATGGCACTCAGACGTTATCCCCAGAATTATTCACAAATACTAATCAGTTTTACAGACCATCAATCAAAGTTGGCAGTGATTCCTTCTACACAATAAAGGTGTGGAGTGGAACGAATTGGGATATTATGTATCCTGATTTCCAAATACTTCCATCATCTGCCACATACAACAAAAAGTATTGGGATGGTGTGAATTGGGTAAACCTATATAGGAAATAAGCATGTCTGGATGGGATGATTTAGATGAACCTAATGCTGAGTTTGAAGACACAGCAGAAGATTTAAACCTGCTAGTTGCCAAGACCTTTGGCACAGATGCAGGACAGAAGGTGCTGGCTTGGATGAGAGAGTTCTATCTTGAACGTCCATGCTGGGAACCAGGTGCGGAGTCTTCCTTGGGCTATTGGAAGTCAGGACAGCAAGCTGTCATCCGTGATGTTGAGGCCCGTATCCGAAAGGCAAGAAATAAATGAGCGAATCTACTGACAACTCAGGCCTGTTAGATGCTGCACTTGATGCAGAAGAACAGACAACCGTGAGCCAGGATGAAAGCATTAGTCACACAACAGAACCTGTAAAAGAGGAAACAGAGCCAGTACAGCGTCCTGATTATTGGCCTGAAAAGTTCTGGAAGAAAGACAGCAATGAGCCTGATATGGAAGGCATGAGCAAGTCTTATTCAGAGCTAGAAAAGCAATTCCGATCTGGTAAACACAAAGCGCCAGCAGACGGTAAATATGATCTGTCATCACTTGAAGGAATCCAAGAGGATGATCCATTGCTCAATACCTACAAGGATTGGGCAGCAAAGAATGGTGTAAACCAGCAAGCATTTGAAGAACTGGCAAGTCAATTCATTGGCATGGGCCAGCAACAACAGCAAGCAGTTCAATCTTCTATCAAGCAAGAAAGAGAAGCTCTTGGCCCTAACGCTGATGCTATCATCTCCAATATGTCATCATGGGCAAAAGGATTGGTTCAGAAAGGCATCTGGGGCAAGGAAGACATGGATGAGTTCAAAGTCTGGGGTGGCACTGCAAAGGGCATCCAGGCATTGATGAAGTTGCGTGAGACTTATGAGGGTAGAGTTCCTGTTGATACTTTGAAGAATGGTTCAGAGGGCAGCATGAGTGAAGATGAAATGAAAGCAATGGTTTCAGACCCTCGTTACAAGACTGATCCAGGCTTTAGAAACAAAGTAGAAAAGATGTTTGAGAAGTTCTACGCATAGATTTGTAGTTGCCACTACTCCCTAGGGTAAACCCCTAGTTTGACCCAGTTGACGCTGGGTCTTTTTTTTGTCTATACTACAAGCGTATCTGGCTAGGCAGTGAGTTGCTACTCTGCCGAAAAGTGAAACCTCCACCTGCCAGAATATTTATCAGAGGTGCGAGGTAACAAAAATGTCTTTTGAAGCAATGGCTTGGGCTGCCAATCAAACGCCTAAAAACTCCACTCAAAAACTTATTTTGCTGATGCTTGCAAGCCATACAAATGGGCATACGGGGCAGTGCAATCCATCTCATTCAATACTTGCTGAAGAATGCTGCATTGGCCTAACAGCATTGAAAGACAACTTATCAGACCTTGAAGCGAATGGATATATAAAGATCATAAGATCATCTAAAAATGGCATTAAACAGTCAAACCAATACAATTTAGTTATCCACAAAGTTGTTAAATTGGTAGGTCGGAAAACGACCTATATAGGTCGGAATCCGGCTAGGGGTAGGTCGGAAAACGACCTAGGGGTAGGTCGGAATCCGGCTATAAAACAGGAAGTTGAAACAGGAAATGAAACAGAGGGTAAGTTTTCAAGAATTCCAGACGACATCCGAAAGAGGTTCAATGAGATCATTGCAACAAAAAGGATGGCATAAAAGCCAGCGCCGTGATGAAGATGACCGAAGTGCCGCCAGGCTTGATCAATGAAACCACCGCAGCGGCATTGCTGTCGAGGAGTAAAGAATGAATGATCCATTTAAAATTCTTGAGCCAACCTGCATTAGTTTTTCCGGTGGTCGAACAAGTGCATATATGCTTTGGCGAATTTTGCAGTCCAATGGTGGCAAACTACCAGATGACGCGGTTGTATGCTTTGCAAACACAGGCAAAGAAGATGCGGCGACTTTAAAGTTTGTGCATGACTGCCAAGTAAAATGGGATGTGCCTATTACTTGGTTGGAGTACAAGTGGTCTGAAAAGCCTGTAGACAGATTTAAAGTTGTATCCTACAAGACGGCGTCTAGATTAGGTGAGCCGTTTGCAGAGTCTATTTGGCAAAACGGCAAGCCTTATTTGCCCAACTCAGTACAAAGAATCTGCACCGTAAACACAAAAATTAAGCCCATTAACGCTTATTTAAAATCTATTAATTTTGAAGATTTTGTAACCGCAATTGGGATCAGGGTTGATGAGCAGTACCGCGCAGCCAAAATGAAAGACAAGTGGACTCCACTGGTTAGCGCAAAAGTAACAAAACAAGAGGTTTTACAGTTCTGGGCTTCAAACCTGTTTGACCTTGAACTACCAAGCAATGGCGTGTACTCAAATTGTGACTTGTGTTTTATGAAGCCAATAGCACAAGTAGCCAGCATGATCCAAGAAAAACCTGAAAGGGCTATTTGGTGGGCAAAACAAGAGGAAATAGCCAATGGGCGTTTTAGTAAAGACCGCCCAAGCTATGCAGGCATGATGAAATTTACTAAAGATCAGACTGATATGTTTGACCAAAACGAAGAAGCAATTGCCTGCTTCTGTGGGGACTGACATGAACCTCTAAAAAGAGTTGCACAATTGGAATTCTTGTGATATATAATGTATCCGTCGATAACCTCTCCTGGCCGACAGATGGCTGTGATCAGCTACTGGGTGGCAGGTTAACCACAAGTCAAGGCCCAGATTGACTGGACAACCAGCGGCGAATAAACTTTTTATTCAACGTTTCAGGAGAAACAAATGGCTATTAGCATCAGCAATGCCTTTGTAACCTTATTCGACACGGAAGTGAAACAGGCTTATCAAGCCGATGCGGTTCTCCGCAACACTGTCCGTCTTCGCACTGGTGTTACAGCGGCTACTCACAAATTCCCTAAGATCGGCTCTGGAGTTGCTCAGGTTCGCATTCCGCAATCTGACGTTACACCTTTGAACGTTTCTTATTCACAAGCAACCGTTACCTTGACGGATTGGATTGCCGCTGAATACAGCGACATCTTTAATCAAGCCAAAGTTAACTTCGATGAGCGTCAAGAATTGGTGCAAGTCGTTGGTAAAGCAGTGGCTCGCCGTGCTGACCAGTTGGTTATTGATGCCTTGGCTGCTTCAGGTACTTCCCTGACTGTCAGCAACGACATTGGTGGTACTGACACCAATCTGAACATTGCCAAGCTGATTGACGCTAAACGTCAAATGGATGCTGCCAACGTTCCAATGGAAGGCCGTAACCTGTTGATCCATGCTGCTAACCTTTCTGGTTTGTTGGGTGAGACTGAAGTTACTTCGTCTGACTACAACACCGTTAAGGCTTTGGTACAGGGCGATCTCGACACCTTCTTGGGCTTCCGCATCATCACCATTGGTGATCGCAGTGAAGGTGGCTTGGCTGGTGGTGGTTCTGGTGCTGACCGTGATGTGTACGCATGGCATCAGTCTGCTATGGGCATGGCTGAAAGCATGGGTATCCGTTCAGAGATCAACTACATCCCTGAGAAGACTTCTTGGCTTGTTGCCTCGATGTTCTCCGCTGGCGCTGTAGCTATTGATGCTGGCGGTATTGTTGCAATTACTTGCCGCGAATAAGGAGAATAGATTATGGCTTTTTCAGCTACTGGTTTTATGACCATTGGTGCAGCTAAGAGGGGTAACGCTCCTAGTCTGTATTCCTACTCAACCACTGACTCAATTGCTGACGTAAACACAGCAGGCTATTTCAATAGCTTGGCTGGTACGTTGGTAGTTGGCGATTTGATCTACTGTGTGACCAGCACTGGTACTACAGCCGTCTGCACACTGACCCAAGTTCTGTCGAACTCTGGTACTGTTGTTGACGTTGCTGATGGTACTACTCTGGCTGCAACTGACGGCGACTAATCTCTAAGTCGGTCATGTTAATGGGCCAGTCACTGTCATATCGGTGGCTGGCCCTTTACGCATAAGGAGTTTACAGTGGCATCAGGTGACACCGCACTAAAGGTCTGCTCAGACGCATTGCTGCTTCTTGGTGCAAGACCAATTTCATCCTTCAATGAAGGCACTGATTCCTCTAACATCTGTGATCGTCTGTATCCAGATACCAAGCGATCTACATTGCATATGTATCCTTGGTCTTTCTCAATGAAGAAAGTACAGTTGGCTAGGACTGTTAACACACCTGTCAACGAATACAAATATGAATATGTGCTGCCTTCAGACATGCTTGGTTCAATCCGTAAAGCATACGCTTCCAATGCAGTAGGCGCTAACTCATTCACAGATTGGGACATTCAGGGCGATAAGCTGCTTGCCAATTCTGAACAGATTTATATTGATTACCAATATCTGATTGGTGAAGACAAGATGCCTTCTTACTTCATTCAATTGCTTAAGTACCTGATGGCATGGCAACTAGCTGGCCCTATCACTGATCAAGAAAGCAAGATGTCTTATTGGCAGACTGTGGCGCTTGGTACTCCAGGTGAGAACAATCGTGGAGGGTACTTTCGTACAGCAGCCTCCATTGATGGACAAGGCAAAACTACACAGTCTTTTGAAGACTTTAGCCTGATTGCAGTAAGGAACTGAAATGGCACGTTTTGCACTGATCTCAACTAACTTCAGTAGTGGTGAGATTGATCCGTTGCTTCGTGCCCGTATTGACTTAAATCAATACCAGAATGGTGCTGAGACTTTGCGTAACGTTGTTGCTCAACCGCAAGGTGGCGTTACCCGTAGACCAGGCTCTAAGTTGGTGTACAGACTTCCTGCTGTTGCGACTCCAGAAGACGGTACTCGGATGGTTTCATTTGAGTACGATGTTGATACCAGCTACATGCTGGTGTTCACGCATCAGAGAATGTATGTGTTCAAAGATGGTGAACTGATCCCTAACATCAATGGCTCTGGTGATGCTTACCTTGCTCTGACAACTGTAACCAGCACGGTGTTGTCTGATCTGTGTTGGACTCAGAGTGCCAATACACTGATTCTTACTCAGCAAACAATCAATCCTGTCAGCATATTGCGTGGTGGTACTGATGCAACATGGACTACCAGCAACATCACGTTTGCCAGTATTCCAAAGTACGCATTCACTATTGCAACTTCTAACCCAGCAGCCAGCATTACCCCGTCTGGTGCTGAAGGAAGCATTACGATAACAGCCAGCGCAAGCGTATTCAGTGCTGGTAATGTCAGCCAATACATCAATGCTTCACCACAAGGTAGAGCAAGGATTGTTTCGTTTATCAGCGGTACACAGATAGAGGCTGTAACAGAGATTCCGTTCTTTAACTTTGACGGTGATCCTGCTTTAGAAGGAACTGCTGCTGCTGGTGGCGCAAGCACAATCACATTGGATGCAACCGCATCAGCCGATAACGATGCTTATAACAACTACTCAGTTACTTTAACTGGTGGTACTGGCTCTGGTCAGTCACGCAGAATCAGTGACTACGTTGGCTCTACCAAAGTTGCTACCGTTAGTGTTGCCTGGACAACAAATCCAGATGCAACCAGTACCTATTCTGTTACCAAGTCATCCATTGTTGCAAACAGTTGGGAACTAGAAACAGGTTATGAATCTGTATGGAGTGTTACCCGTGGATGGCCTAGGACTTGTACGTTCCATGAAGGTCGTTTGTTCTTTGGTGGAAGCACTCAGCGTCCAAGTACAGTGTGGGGTAGCAAGGTTGCTCAATTCTATGACTTTGAGCCTGACCAGACTTATGACGATGATTCCATTGAAGCCACACTAGACACCAATACGCTTAATGTGATTACTGACATTATTAGTGGTAATGACCTGCAAATCTTTACCACTGGTGGCGAGTTCTATGTTCCGCAAGAGGGCTTGCAACCAATTACTCCCAATAGCTTCTTTGTTAAGACTGTCAGCCGTAACGGTAGCAGAGAAGGTATCCGTGTTAAGCAGTTGCAGTCTGGCACTTTATACATCCAACGTCAGGGCAAGTCTCTAAATGAGTTTGCATATTCTGATGTAACTTTGTCTTATGTCAGTACCAGCATCTCTTTGCTGTCTAGCCATCTGATCACCGATCCTATTGAGTTAGCTTTGCGTAAGACTACCAGCACAGATGAGTCTGATCAGTTGTATGTTCTGAATGGCACTGGCACTATGGCTGTGTATTCATTGCTTCGTAGCCAAAACGTAGTGGCTCCTACACGCTTTTTAACAGATGGTGAGTACAAAGATGTTGGCGTAGACATTGAAGATGTGTATACAGTGGTTAAGCGTACCTTTGATGGCACTGACTATTACTTTGTTGAACTGTTCGTTAAAGAACGATTGACAGATTGTGCTGTTACTGGTGGCGCTGCATCTGGCGCGGTCAGTCTTTATTATGAAGGTGAGGCTGTGCAGGTTATCTGTGATGGCTCACCGCAAGGTACAGAGACTGTTGCCAGTGGAGCGATTACGTTTAATCGTCCAAGCGTAACAGACTATGAAGTTGGTTTGCCAATTGATGTGTACATCAAGACATTGCCACTGGAGCCAAGATTAAGCATTGGCCCTCGGATTGGCTTTAAGAAGCGCATTGTTGAAATTAACGCTATCTTGTATGAGACACAGAACATCATCATCAATGACAACTTGGTTCCGATCAGGGCACTTAATGCGCCATTGTTAGATATACCAGTGCCAGAGTTCACAGGTACGAAAGTATTGAATGGTGTTCTTGGTTATAGTGATCAGGCACAAATTACAGTGTCGCAAAATCAACCATTGAAATTAACGTTGCTAGGTCTTGAGTACAAGATGGCAACTAGCGGAGGTTCGTAATGGCAGCAATCGCAGCATTTGCAGCAGCAAACGCAGGAACTATTGCATTAGTCTCTGCTGGAGTATCTGCGCTTTCGTCTATTCAGTCGTCCAGAATGCAAGCAACTTCCATGCGGTTGCAGTCTCAACAGGCTGCATTGCAAGGTAGACAGAATGCTTTGAACTACAACCGTCAAGCCAATCAGGTTTTTGAGCGCCAGCAGATGATGGCAGCTACTGCCAGAGCAAGGGCTGCTGCTGGTGGTGTTGATCCATTAACAGGTTCGCCACTGAGTCTCCAGCAGGTTGATGCAATGAAGGCTGGTGCTGAAATGCAGATAGCCAAAGAGAATGCTCAGATGTCTGTTTATGGTGGCTTGGCACAATCTCAGAGTCTACAAGCAGCAGCAAGTGCAACTCAGTCCATTGGTTTGTTGCAAGCTGCTGGAACTGTTGGTAGTGCTTATGCTCAATACCAATCTGTAAAAATTCCAGGAGCAGGGACAACTCAACCAACTCCATTGCAATTATCAGGGCCGTTCTAATGGCAACAATACCTCGTTATCAAACAATGGGCATCCAGTATGCTGATTTGCCTCGCCTGTCTACGGCTGGGTTAGAGCAAGCTGCTAAAGGCTACGATGTTTTGGCTGATAAGCTGGATCGTATGTCTTCATACTTCCAAGACCGTGCTGTTACTGAGGCTCAGAAAGAAGCAAAGAAGTATTCCATTGAGAACCCATTAACCAAAGAGCAAGTTGATGTTGCTTTGGGGACAAAGGATGGCTTAAAGGTTGCTGGTGCTGGTAGTGTCTTTCAAGAGACTTACGAAAAGATGCAAGGCAAGATGCTCAGTACAGAGCTTCAGTTACAGGGCAATCGAAAGATGGCATCTGTATTTGCTGCCATTGAGTCTGGTGCGCCTGTTAATTTGGTAGGTATTGAGACTGAACTTAAAGACATGATTGATGGTTACACCGCATCTGTCATGGCACTTGACCCAGAGCAAGCATTGCAGATGAAAGCATCATTGTCCACAGTTGGCAATACGCTTTACCAAAAGGCTGCTGCTCAAGCTATTAAGCAAAGCAAGCTACAGAATGAAGCATTGTTTGAGACTGCATTGAGTGATCTGCCGCAAGTGTTTGAGGCAATCTTTGGTGCTACTGGTTCCATTGATCCAAGCACAGGCAAACAAATCAACATTGATTCAATCATAGAGACACAAAGAAAGCCATTCCTTGATTCTGTTGCTCTTACTGGAAATACCAAATATCTTAAAGAATTTGACAAGCAGGTTAGAGAAGCAAAGGTTGGTGCGTTAACAGCTAGGATGGTTGATCGTACTTGGGCCAAGGATAGTGTTGAAGCAATTAAGTTGATGAATGAAGGCAACTTTGGAAACTTAACATCTGTTTATGCTGGCCTGAGTCAAGAAGAAAAAGACAAGATTCGTACAAATGTTATGAAGTCGTATTCTGATGAATACACAGCGGGTCAACAAGCAAAGGCTAAAGATGAGGAAACTGACAAGCAAGCAAGAGCAGCTTTAAATCTTGAGTATTTCCAATCAGGAACAAGCGCACAAAGAAAGCGTCAAATTATTGATGAGCATATAAAATTAGGAATGCCGATCACTACAGCAAACACTATGCTGAAGCCACCTAAAGAAGTTGATCGTAACCCCGTGCTGTTTACACAGATAAATGATCAGATCAACCGTGGTGTCATATCAACTCTTGAACAGTTGGTTGAA